CTACGCTAAGTGGGGTTACTACTCAGGTGGTGGATCAAGAATCAGGGGTGTTGGCGGAAACAACTCTTACGGTGACTACGGTGTTATCTCATCTGGTTTCTCAACTGATGAAGTTCCAAGAACTGCAAAAGTCTTCGGTGACATGATGACAGTCGTAGGAACAACTAAAGGTGGTACAGTTTCTGTTGGACAAACAATGTTCGGACAGTCATCTAAGGCGACTGCATGGATGTTGAACGATCAGATCTCTGCTGATAAGATTTACTTCAAGTATCAAGGTGGATACGGTAATGCTGGTATCGGTACTACTGGATTCGTAGACGGAGAAACTGTCTGGTTCGGACCTGGTGCTGAGGCAAGTTCTGGTATTGGTTCAATCCAAGTTAGTGCTGCTGCATCATCTACAACTGGACAAAAAGGAACAATTCTCGAAGTTGACCAGACATCTGGCACACTTCTAATCGGTGATGCTATCGGATTCCAGACAACCTCATACGGTGCGGACGATAGATTCTACATCATTAACACAATCACTAACGTTGCAGCCGCGTCCACATACTATGAGTGGCAGGCTGGAAACGGTGCAAGTCAATCAGTTGTTTACAACAACCGTGCGACTCTAACCATATCTCCTGAGAAACAGAGAGGAACATGGGATACTAGAAACTTAGGTTCTGGTCAAGGATCTGATATTAACATCAGAACTCTGTTCTCACAGGCAAGACTAACAGGACACGACTTCCTCGCAGTTGGTACTGGTAACAAGACCGAAACTGGATATCCAAACGTCAACTTGGCGAACGTTATCCAAGGTCAAGAAACTAACGTATTCGGGCCTGGTAAGGTGTTCTTCGTATCAACCGACCAAGGTGGTAACTTCAGAGT